TCCGGGCTGGGCAGGCTGTGGTGTTCCGGGTTGTGCAGGTTCTTGCGATCCGGGCGTCTGCGTTGGTTGTTGCGCCCCTGTTTGTTGTGAGCCTGACGGCGCTCCTGCAGGCTGATTAGCAGCTCCAGACCCAGAAGACCCGCTAGTCGGTGCAGGTTGTGGCGCTGGTGTTAATGGTATTCCAGCTTTAGCTGCATCAGCAATCTTTGCCGCCAACTCATAATCCAATACCGCTGCGTTTGCTTTTGCTTTGTTTTCAACCGTTGGGTTTTGAATGTAATTGTTTGCCGCATTTAAAACTTGTGCTTGTGCTGCATCAGCTTGCTTTTGTAATTCATCTGCTTGTTGTTGAGGTGTTGGAGCAGGTGTAGGCGCAGCCGTAGACGAACCACCAGCTGTAGTAGTTGTATCTGGCTTTACATCAGTAGGCTTTGTTTCAACAGGCTTTACTTCTGGCTTTTTGTATGGGTCTACTAGATCAGTAAGTTTTACATCAACTTTTGGCGGCTCTTTAATAATTTGAAATGTGTCAGGGTCAACTATGCGCGGCTCAGCATTGTTTGCCTTTAAAGTTTCTTTTACTTTTACCGCTTGATCTTCTAATGTTTTTTGTACTTCCGGGGTAAGGTATACAACCGTTCCATCATCTTTCTTTAGTATAGGCTTACCATCCACAACAAACATGGTAAATAATGGGCCATCCCCACCGTCTTCTGTGGATACTTTAAAAACAGGTCGGCCACTTGATGTTTCGCCAAAAAGTTCAAACCAAGAACCGCTTTTTGCACCATTACCAACAGAACCAACATTTGATCCACCAAAAATTGATGTTGCGCCACTTCCATCTAATGGCGCATTAGGATCATCAGTTTCTGATAAATTAATAAATGAATTCCATTTAGGAGTCAGTAGATTAAATACTGAATCATGTTCTGTTCCATATTCAGTTGAATCTCCAGCAGTTACAGTAATAGGAGGTAAAGTCTTATCATCAACCGTTCCAGATGAATCAAGATGATAAGTTCCTTGGCTATCGTAATAGCCATTTTGACCTACTTGTTCTGCTGTAAGACCAGCAGTTACATTAGGTTTTGTAGTTTCAGAAGGTGTAGTGGTTGTGCCAGTTTCTGTAGTTTTTACAGCATTACCTGCTTGTGCCGCACCAGAAATAATGGACGGCATCGCGTTTTGCAGAGCCGTAGATACGTCACCGCCATTAATAGTGGCCTGTGTAGCTACGTTAGCCACATTGCCTGCAGCGTTAGCCGTAGCAGCCAATACTTTAGGGTCAGCAGTCTTTAACGTGTCGTAAACTAAGTTTTGAGTTTGATAGCCAGCAAATTGACCAGCGGTACTAGTCAATGCATTTTCTAGCGCATTAGGATCACCAAGCACCGCACCAGTGACGCCAATCGTTAAACCATTGGCCATCATGTTAGTAACTTGCTGAGGACTTAAATTAGATGCAGATGCAATATTATTTATAGTCTCTTGGTTGATGCCAACATTCTCAAGAATCTTCGTAGAATTTCCTGCCATTGCAGGAGAAATAGCGCCAGTTATTGCAGCCTTACCTACATCACCGCCCATTAAACCTGATGTAACAGCATTCTGCACGGCACCAGCAATCATGCTAACGCCAGTAGCACCAATAGTCTGAGCAAGGGTTACTGCAGGCAAGCCCATAGTAAACGCCGTGGGGGCTACTGCAGCGCTAACTTGAATGCCACCTATAGCATTTTGTAGCATTCCACCTAGCTGAGGAGCAAAGGCTAACGACACCATTTGAATTAACGGGCCAAGCTCTGCTAATTGCTCTCGCCAACCACCGTGGTGAACAACAGTCGCTTGATATTCGTTTTTTACAATGTTGCCGTTTTCGTCTGTAACAGGACGAAGGTTTCCAGAACCATCGGCTTTAAATAAAACAGAAGCATGAGTTGTCAGCTGATCTGCTTTTGTAGCATCTCTATCTAAAGCATTAGAAACAAGATAAAAATCTTTTGATGCTTCATTAATAGCGTTGTATTTTTGTTCGTCTGTTTTTAATCCAGAAATATCAATGCCTAGCTGTTTTGCGGCATTGTTCATATCCCCTGTGTACCAAACATAATTACCCATTGGGTTAACTTGTTTTACTACACCGAAGATGTCTGAGCCGTGCAAAACACCAGAATTGTCAGACTTTACGTTCCATCCAAATGCGTTGTAATTGTCACGATATTCACCCGGCAGAAGAGAATTCTTGCCATATTTATCAAGCAGACTATCAAGCGCTTTTTGATCAAGAATAGGCATCCCAGTTTCAGAATCGATGTTACTGAAATAATTGGGGTTTGCTCCCTTCAAAGCTACTTGTTTACTTGCGCCTGTAGCCGGTGTTAAAACTTTGTTAGCATCAAATTGAACACCTTCAAAGTATGGTGTTATTTTTGATTTGATGTCGTCTGTAAAATCACCAGCTTCAATCAACTTATTGAAGTCACCATACAACGACTTAGCAGCAGCCAAATCATCTTTGTTTGTAATGTCACCAAGGTTTTCTTTAAACTGCTTGGCATAACCAACAACGTCAGCAGCAGATGAGTTGTAGTTTTCAAGCTCAGGCTCTATTGATTTTAAATTTTCGTTGTACTTATTCTCAGCAGTTCTGTATAAATTTTCTTTGTCAGACACAACCTTATCTTGAGCTTCTACATTCTTGTATGCAGCAGTTGCAAGAGATGCTTCTAAATTACCAAGCTTAGCACCATTTGCATCAATGACTTTTTGAGCTTCGGCTAATTTAGGATAAGCAGCTTCCACAGCCCTGTTCTCAGCGGCATTCATAGCCGTCTGTGCAGTGCTTACGTTCTTTTCAGCAACCTGCTTTGCTGTATCTTTAGCTTTATCAATCTCGGACTTAGTTGAGTCACGCAACTCTTTTGTAGTATCTACAGCATTACGTGCTGAGTCCTGCAGCTGGTTACGTGTGCTCTCTTCAACTTCTCTAGCCTTGTTATATTCCCGCTCAGCGTTTTCACGCGCAGTGTTAGCGTTTCTTTCTGCTTCGCCTCTTACACGATTTACTTCATTCTCGGCAGCCTCACGATTTCTTTCTTGATCTTGTATTTTTTTATTGACGTCACGCTCAGCCTCTTCACGCTTTTTGTTAGCGTTAGACTGTGCGCTTTCATACGCACGCTCAGCATTAGTTTTTTCTCTAGCTAAAGAATCACGGTTTGAGTCATTAGAATTATCAAGACGATTTTCTGCTTCGCGCAGTTGATTACGCTTGTTTTCAATTTCGCGCAGTGAGTCCTGATAACCGCCGTTATCTCTAAGGTATTGCTCAGAATTTTTAAAATTGTTTAACTCTTCAAGCTTTTTAGTTGCTTCGTTAAACGAATTTGTTTTATTGTTGTAGTCGTTATTGTCACGGAGATAGTTTTCTCCATTAGAAAAATCTTTAGCCCTGCTTAATCTTTCGTTTGTTTCTTTTAAATTGTTAAGCTTATTTTGATAGTCAGAATTTTGCTTTAGATAATCACCGTTATCATAAAAGTCTCTTGCTGTGTTATGAGCCTCATTAGCTTTACCAGCCTTTTCTAAAGCAGATTTATACGCATCGCTCTCTTCAAACCACCTGTTTGAATTTAGGATGGAATAAGCATCGTCGTATTTGCCCTTAGCGTTTTTGTAGTCATTGCTGTCATTTTTAACAGCGCCAGACTTTAAATACTCACTGAGCTTAGTATAGTTTTCTACTGCTTTGTCATACGATTCTTTTGCTGACTTGTATGAGTCTGTATTGAGGTACGATTTATTTTCGTGGTCTTTGCGAAGACTTTCTAATTTTTTTGCTTCATCAGCTACTATAGATTTAAGATTACCAACGCCGTCTTCAAGCGACTTAAGGCTACCCTTGGCATCGTTGTACTTAGCCAAAGCAGACTTTGCCTTAGTAACGGCATTCTTAATGTCATTAAGTTTTGGTAAGCCAGCAACTGCCACAATTAATCCCTCGGCTGAACAGCACCAACGACAGCCTGAGCCCATTCCATCCAGTCATTGAAAGGAATAGTTCCCGGCACAGCTTCGTTAGTAAACACATCAATGGCTTTAAGCCCCTCGCCCCACATACGCCAATCTGTCTTGGCGTCAGGTATTTCTAACTGTTGTGCGGCGTACAGCTCACACATTAAAGCAGCCCAACTCTCAAACGTATGGCCACGAGGATCATAGATAAGAGATACATTAGCCATTTGAATACGGCCTTACATCGCCCATATCTGCGCTTAGAATTAATTTACCAAGCTGGTAGTCCCCGCCTGCAACATTAGACCTGAACGTCAAACGTAATTCTCTGCGTTGTTCACGCAAATCAATCTTGCCAGTGGTAGGAGAAAAAACATAAGGGCCAGTAGTTACATCGTCCCCTTGAGCGAAAGGACGACCAGTAACGTACATCTCCATGTCACCAGCCTGAATAAAGTCAGGCTCAGCACGCTCTAAATGCGTCCAGCGGTTATCTCCAACAGGGTTTGGCTGTGCTGGGCCACCACCTACCCATCCAAGGTCATTGGTCTGGAAATAACTCTCTATCGCATTTACACTTGAGTTTTGGATTGAATCAGTGCCAATTTCATGCTGCCACAAAGACACAAAGTTCATAACTGTTTTAACAAGCAAAACAAATCCACTGCCTGCAGGTAATGTGGCAGATAAACTATTATTTACAACATAATTAACGCCATGAGCCGTAATAGTTACAGTCGTAACTACACCACCAGCAACCACTATTGTGGCGTATGCGCCTGTTCCTGAGCCACCAGTTAACGCAATATTAGTATAAGTACCGTTAGTGTAAGCAGAGCCAGCATTATCAATTTGCGTCGTGTTAATACCGCCCACAGCCTGCAGTTCATGCCCAACATTTAATGGGAAGTGGAAAACCTGAGAGAAGTAACCAGCTGATCTACGGGCTCCTAGAGCCGTTCCAGCGTCGTACCAAGTCTGATCACGGATATTGTAGATAATCGCGTCATTGCACTCTGTAGCGCTTCCACGGGGATAGAACCACCATATTTCGCCATAGCGAGGAACTTTAGTCACATACACTTTTTGACGCTGAGCATAGTTCAGGTTGTCATAAAAGTAGTTCTGATTCATGTTGTTAGGTATTTCTTTGACCACGCCGTTGTACATTAGGAAGCGATCAACGCCACACCAGTAATAAATACCATCGTATTCAATAACTGACTGGCTAGACAATATTGAAGACTGGCTAGAAATAATATCGTAGCGCCAGTATAGAGTAGTAGTAACACCACCGCTAGTTATGTTTGTTGGGGCATAGGACACACGAATCAACGAATCTAATGACCAAAACATACCTGAAGGCGAGTTAGAGCCACCACGTACTGGCAAAGCCTGTACAACCTTTGAGCTGGCTACGTTAGTCTCGTTAGCTGTAGCGCCGTTCCAGTCTGTAGGATCGCCAGCCGCGCAGTTCTTAATTAAACCGTTATTCCCATAGACAAACACATACGGGTGGAGAACGACTACACCGCCAGATACAGAAATATTATTGTCAAAAGTTAGAGTTACAGTTGCGCCTGCTGTTGCCGCAGCGCTTAAAACTACAGTCTCTACTGTAGAAGTTACAACCGCTAGAGTAGAAATTGTCCCCAAAAACCCTGTGCCGCCTGCCAAGCTTGGTAAAGTAAAACTGTTTCCAGCAATGTAATTGGAGCCAATAGCTGTGACCGTCACAGAGCTAATAGAACCAGCAGACGCTACTACTGTAGCCAAGCCACCAGACCCACTACTGCTAACAATTGCAACGCCAGTAAACGTGCCGTTTGTATACGCCGAGCCCACATTGTTAATTAAGACAGTACCTATAGAGCCGTATGAACTAGAAAAATAATTACTTACAGTTGTACTAGATGGAATGCCTGCGCCAGTAACTGTTTGCCCAATAGCAATTTTAGTATTAGCGGCAGAAAGGGTAACGCTAGTGCTTGCATTTACCGTAGTTGCGGTAGCAGTAAAGACCCCTATTTTCTGCATTGTGGTGCCAGTAATATTTCCAATTAAGACCGGAGTATTGGTCGTATTAGCAATATCTGACAGGTTTTGACCGGGGTGAGCTACTAACTGCTCAGCGCCAGAACCTGTTGTATCGAAAAAAGAATCAAACTGCCAAAGGTTGTTAACGCTTACTGTAAAGTTTGACAACGTATAGTCAGACACGCCAGCGCCAGTTCCATTGTTTGTAATAGGAAGGACTTGTAGGCCGTCAGAATAGCCGCTGTAGACGTAATTGAAGTTAGGCTGTGGGTTTAGGTATAAGCCACGCGATGGCCCTGCTAGACGGTCTGTAATTTGACGGTAGCCACCAACCTTACGTGGACGACCACGCTGGAACCTTACCCAACGTCCGTCAGTGTAAAAGTTCATGTCAAAGATAGTGCCGTCCCGTTGAATGCCGGGTTGCGTATCAAGAGCAAAAACTTTTTTACTCATGTAAACACGCCCCCAGCAATACCCGTAGTAAACGTTCCAGTTGTGCCATTTACCGTACCAGCTATAGTTAAGCCAGTAGCCGTTAAATTAAGACGTTGTGTCCCCAATATAGACATGTTCAACTGACCAGTACCGGGGCGGTAAATACCTGTATTTGTTTCTGCCGCAAAGTTCATCCCCGGCAGGGTTGCAGTGCCACTAACAATACTAAGGTTAGTAGCACCAACCTGAACCGTATTTGCGTTCAAAAAGTTAGTGCCGTCGCAAATCAACGTAACCTGAGCACCAACTGGAACAACCGCATTAAAACCACCACTAACGCCCGTTGAAACCGTCAACGTATAGCCGTTGTCTACTGTTTGATTACTAATAACGTAGAAGTTAACAGCAGGCGGGTAGTAAGCAGTGACGTTGCCAGTTAAGGTTCCTACGTACTCTTGAATCGTATTTGAAGCTTCACTAGGAGTAATGTTGTAGCTGCCAGTAACAACTGGCTTTACTAAAGAACTAAAAACAAAGTTTGAGCTTTGGCCGTAGCCAATAGTTAACCATTCTGAGCCCGTACAAACAACAAAAGCCGACTCGTCAGGGGCAAATATTTTTGTCAGACCCAAGTCAATAGTCTGTGAGCCATAACAGTCAAGAGTCAAAGACCCTGTGCCGTTGTTCTTTAGTAGGAAGAAATAATTGTCGCCAACACTAGCTACAGCTGGCAAGTTGACTGTTCCTGTACCACTTGCCCAAACTTTAGTCTGAGCACGATCAGCAGTAACAAACGTATAGCCAGCAGAAAAAGTAGTTGCAGGATGGCTTTGATTTAGTGTTGTTGAAACAGCAAGCAGGCCAAGCCCAGCAAGAGTAGCAGAGTCAGCAGAACTGGTGCCAGCACCAAAGTCAATGACACCCCAAGTACCAGCTGCGGTACTGTTTGTAGTGATGTAAACGTACTGCGCCTTATTGGCTGCAACTGTGACAATTGTGCCTCCAGCACTATCTTTGACGGTAAACGGCGTTCCCGTCATGTTTCGTATAAGGGAATCCTCACCAACGGAAACTTGGTTAGCTGGTGGCATAGTCAACGACAGTCCACTCGTGGAAGGCGTCACTTGCATAATACGTGCAACGTAGTCGCCTGATGCGTTGCCGTTAATAGGCCAAGCTAAAGTTGTGTTTGCTGTCAGGCTAATTGCCCGAAAACTAACGTCTGTTGGCTGTACAACGTCGCCAGTAAAGGGGGAAACGTAAGAAGTCATAATTAGCTATCCAATGCAACAGCCTGACGGTCACCCATACGCTGGACGTCCTCAGTTTTGAGTGTCTGAATAATTTGCTGATACTGCGCCTGCCACATAGGTATCCGCTCATCATTCTTTAAGAACGGCATAGCCTGCAATAAAGCGCCGTACAGCAATGCTTGAGGTGCGTACTCAGTAAACCAGTTAGTTTGATTCGTGTCGTCTAAAGGTTGCAGACGCTGGTAGTAAAGTATTTCAAAGGTATACGCAGCCACAGGCGTAGGAGCTATTAACCAATGCGTATAGTCGTAGTCTGCATAGTAAGCAGGGATACCAGTAGCTGTAGCATCAGGCCAATACTCACGCAGGTATTCGTATTTACGCAGAAATATAGGCTGTCTTTCACCAGCTACCACAACATTCATTGAAACAGTCTTGTGCCAACGAGCTGGTTTTGGGATTATTGACTCACCAATAACCATAGTGCTGTTGTTTACAGTCAAGTTTCCAAGGAATTTGATCTCACTGGCAATGACCTGCTCTGCCAACATGATAAAAGTAGGGATTTTGGCAAGAGTCTGGGCGTCAGAACGCTCCAAGTAGCTGGCTATATCATCCACCAAAGACGTATATGTCATTGAAGCTGCCATTACCAATTACCTTTCTTTGCCTTAGCGCCATGCATATTGGCCACTAATGATGGGTATACGGTTCCTGTCCGTTTGGCAAAGCTTTTCGCAGCTTTCTTTTGGTTCGGACTGAGTTTCTCAGGTTTGCCTAAGTCTTTTGGGCGAGGTTTGTTCCACACAGCCTTCATTTTATGCTCCAGTTACACTCTTGTAAACTTTATCATATGACCTTAATACCAGACTTTAATTGGGCAAGTGTTAAGCCACCTGTGTACTGAAAGTGGGGCATTTCTTTAAATTTTGTCCAATTACCCGCCCATTCCAAACCATTTTCTTGACCAAGCTTACCAATCGTTTGCCACACTTGGTAACTAACATCCCACACAGGCTTTCCGTTAATAAGCGGAACAACATCAACAGCACAGCGATAATTATGAAAAGATTCGCCAGCTTTTGCGTTAGTGACAATTCTTCCAGCAGCCGTTCTGCCCTGCGCGTATAAAGCGGTCTGACTTGCATTATCCCTGTAGGTACTAGTTATTAGTAAATCAATCCCCGCATTTTTTGCGGAGTTTATAAATTTTTCGACGCGCTCTTTAACTGCAGGCAGCAAATCATCTAAGCTGCGGCTGTTAATCATTTAGCTGCAACGCCTTTTATTTTTTCAGTAGTACGCAAAACACCGAGACCTAGCATACCCATCAAAACCGGCAACATTTCTGACAAGTCAGCAGGCGTTAAAAGTATTGGGTACTGGAAAAACGCAGCAATAACTTTAGCAACGGATATTCCTACCCAATTCCAAGCGCAGGCAACACCGCAAGTCCAACCAATAAATGGTCTCCAGCCAGACACAAACACAGAAGCACTTGCTGCTTCCGCTTTGTTAATCTCAAGCTGACCCATTATTTGTTGCAATTCACCCGATTGCTGTAACTTATACAGCTCTAGCTTTGCTGAAGCAGCTTGAGCAGGATCAGGCCACAGTCGGTCAATAACCTTACTGCCAATGTCTAAGATAGTGGTTATTGGATCGAGCGCCATTTCACATACCTATAAATTTTTTGATTAACTCAGCAGCTACGCCGGGGCCAAGCAACACTAAAGCCATAATTATGTACATCAGAATTTCTATCTTCTGCATACGATTAGAGCCTTTTTCAAGGCTGTCTTTTATGCTGCCATAACGCTCAGCACAAACAGCCTCATGCACAGCCAATCGTGTATCTGTATCCTCAGCCATTTGCGACCTCGGGTTGTGCAGTGTTAGCCGCTTGTATTTGCGGAATAGCCTGATTATGGATTGACTGAATTAGTTGGAATGAATGAGTGTAAGGAAGCTGACCTAATGCAGTCAGCAACTCATTAATCTCATCAATCGTAAATTTTAAGTTGATGTCCATATTAGACAGACTGAGATGTTATAGAGTTCAAATCTACAGGCGGCGTTACCGGAACTTGAGAGGCAGGAGAAACAAACACATTATTTGCAGCATCGTATGTGTCGCCTATACCAGCGTATTTGCCACGGAAGTTACCGTTGTAGCTGGTTTGTTTCCATGTGCCACCAAGTACACGTTCACAGAACGCAGTACCTATATATTCTTTTTCAACGCCATGAGCGTCAGACGTGTCTTTGTTGTCTACCACGATTACACGCAGTACAACATTGTTGCTATCCAATTCAGCAAAATGTGCCATTTACTCTTCTCCTAAATGTAAGCCAGTCAGACTTTCATCTGACCCTATGTAACCTTTTACAAAGGTGTTAAACGAAATACTAATTCGTGTCCCATCGCCCTGTTTAGTCTGCACCATGTGCGTCAGGTGAGACGGGAAAATAATCAAATCACCAGTACCTGTCTCATACCACCAGCTTTCTGAGTTGTATGGGTTGTACTCACCAGCAGGTAACTTGATGCGCTCGTAGCCGTCTTTGTAAAAATAAATCTTGTCCGTCTCTCTATCAGCTTGTGGGTAAAACACACCAGAAATAATGCTGTTAGGGTGAGCGTGTTTGTGATGATATTGCCCCGGCTCAGTAAAGTTAGCCCATGACTGCGTAATGTATGGTGTTACATCATGTTTTGGTGCATACACAGTTTTAAAATAATCCAACATTGCATCTTCAATAAACTCGCGAATATCTGTCATTTCAACAGATTTCAACAATTTTCTATTGTCGCTAGTTGTATTTCCTTCATTCGCATGACGCACTTGCTCTTTAATAAATTTTAATTCCTCTTCCGTTAGTTCACGACCTAACTTAGAAAAACCAACCGCTGTTGGAAATAAATTGTTTATGTTCATGCATTCACCGCTTGGTCGTATATACGCTGTTGACCAAGCATCTGTTCTTTTTGCTCTTCAGTCCAAATCGTATTAATACTGTCTTCAAACGCTTTTATCTTTTCCATTGTCTCTAGCACTTCTTCCATAGTCGGACACGGACGTGGGTCTTCCCAACGTGTAAACATGGTGTTGCTTATCTCCCACTTAGCGCCGGGGCGCAGTAAGTGCATAGCTGTGTCAATACCATAGAGTTGATAAAGTTTAGTGTCCATAAAATTAATAGTTTAGTTTAAGAATAACGACACCAGAACCACCTGCGCCGCCAGTACCAGCAAGACCACCGCCACTGTACCCTGAGCCACCTCCACCACCGCCTGTGTTTGCCGTTCCAGCAGTTGCTGTAGCACTTGAAGTTGTTGCTCCAGCCCCGCCACCACCAGAACCACCTATACCAGCAACAGCACTTGGGGTGTTATATGTAGAAGCCCCGCCTCCACCGCCTCCAGAATACATTACAGATTGACCAGTAAGCACTGAAGAAAATCCAGCCCCGCCATTACCTCCGGGATAAGGAGATGCTGTTGATGCGTCAAAACCTACAGAACCTGCGCCGCCACCACCCCCGCCAGCACCATTTGCTGAACCGGGAGGGCCATAACCAAAGCCGCCATTATTTCCTTGTCCAGATGTTCCTGCGCCGCCAGCTTTTATGCCACCATTATCCGTTGAACAACCGCCGCCGCCAGAACCGCCTGTCCCACCAACACCGGGGTCACCAGAACCGTAGCCACCGCCCAAAGAGGTAATTGTGTAAAAAGTTGAATTAGCACCTACAGTTCCACTCCCGCCACTAGAACCTCCTGTGCCTCCACTACCAATTGTAATAGTGGATGTATTGCCTGTAGTTACAGCATAAGCAGTGCCAGCTCTAAATCCGCCTGCCCCGCCTCCAGCACCACGATTACCACCGCCGCCACCGCCACCAGCAACAACCAAGTAATCCACGCTAACAACGCCAGCAGGTATCGTATATGACTGTGTAGATGTAAAGGTAACAGAGCTAATAACAGGGGCTACGTATCTGATGATGACTATACCGCTGCCGCCAGCGCCACCAACCCTCAACGTCCCGTCATAAGAACCTCCACCACCACCACCGCCTGTGTTTGTTGTACCTGCGGTTCCGTTGTTACCGCCAGCAGCGCCACCAGCACCTCCACCACCTGAACCGCCGGGGCCACCTGCACTTGACTGATAACCACCGCCACCACCACCGCCTGCGTAAGTTACTGAAGTCCCTGTAATCGTAGACGCTTGACCATTACCACCAGCACCTCCTGTTGAAGCTCCATCTGCACCAACTGCACTAGCACCGCCGCCGCCTCCAGCAGAATATGGAGAACCACCTTGACCTGAACCTCCGTTATTTCCTTGACTTGGTGATGTTGATGGGGTATTTCCTGCGCCTCCAGCACCACCAACGCCGCCACCACCAGAACCACCTGCGGTTGCTGGCCCAGCTAATCCAGAAGCACCACCACCACCACCAGCTGAAATTGTAGGGTTAAATACTGAATCCGTACCTTTTGAACCCAAGCCATCTGCTGTGCCACCAGCTCCACCAGCACCAACAGTTACAGCATAAGTAGTACCCGGTACAACCGTTAACGCAGTGCCTGTTCTAAATCCACCAGCACCACCACCGCCAGCCCTAGCACTTCCACCTCCACCACCAGCAGCCACCACCAGATAATCCACCTGCGTAACACCAGCAGGTGCAGTCCAGTAACCAGAAGCAGTAAAGCTTTGTGAGACAGTTGAGCCAATACCGGGCCACACGCCTGAACGAATAGCTTGCAGCGCCTGTTGTAGCGTCCAGATACCTGACGCTTGCGTGGTTGATATTGTTACCGGATTCTTTGTGATGATCCGACCGGGATAATTACTCATCGTTCACCTTATGAATATAGTCTTAGGATAACAACACCGGAACCGCCGTTACCACCCGCTGAACTTGGGCTTGACGCGCCGCTTGACCCGCCACCTCCGCCACCTGTGTTAGCAGTGCCATTAGTTGCCGCTGGCGCACCAGACTGACCGCCGTTG